CCGGCGCGCTCGCGCAAGGCGCGGAGTTCGGCGGTGGGGCTGAACGGACCCATGGCTTCATTCTTATGTTGTCGACGTATACGTTTTCCACGTTGACACCATACGTGTCAAGCGTATCTTGAGGGGCATGAGCTTGACCATGCGATTCGATCCTTTCCCCCGCAACCCCGCCAAGAAAGCGCCGATGCGGCCCAAATCGAGCCTCCCCGTGCCTGCCGTCGGTACGCTTCCCGTATGCGGCAGGTGGACTCCGCGGACCGGAGCGTCCTTGCGGTGCTCCGGTCCCGGCTTTTTCGTGCGGCTTGCATTGGGCAAGCGCGGTTCAGTCGGCCGGGCATCGATCATTTCATACGGAGCGGCGTCGTGAAGCAGACAGACGCAATTCTGGCTTATCTCCTCGAGGGCTTTGCGCTGACGCCGCCCGAAGCGGCGGATCGGTTCAACTGTGGCCGTCTTGCGGCGCGCATGCACGAGATCCGGGCGATGGGGCACGATGTTCGCGACGCCTGGATCCGCCTGCCCAGCGGAAAGCGCGTGAAGCGGTACTGGATCGAGCGTGACGTCGAGCCGGCCATCGGCCGCGCGCTTGTCACGGCGCCATAGCCCGCCAAGCGCATCGCTGCAGACGACACCACACATGACGAAGAGGTGATGATGGACAGAATTGCCGATCCGACCTTGCGGGAGATTCGCTGGCGGCTCGAGGAAGCGGCCGACACGTTGCGGCGTCTGCCGCGTCCGCGCGAGTACGGCGCGCTGAAGGGCGGCAGGTCGTCCATGCCGGATTACGTGCGCGACGCGATGGAGGCCTATGGCTGGAGCGAGGCCAAGGCGCCGCGCGTGCCGCCGCCGGCCGCGGCGATCGACCGTCTCGACGAGGTTCTGTTGTGGATGCGGTGGCTACCGGCATCCGAAGCGCGACTGGTGTGGATGCGCGCGGTGCGCATCAACTGGAAGCGCGTGAGCGAAGAGTTCGAATGCGATCGCACCACGGCCTGGCGACGCTGGACCGCCGCGCTGATGGCGATCGCCATGTATCGCGAGCGGGGCGACGCGCACGCCACAGCGCAGAATTCTCGCACACAGCAAGATCGCGAGATTGCGCTTTGATTCATGCGGGCGTGAGGTGATGCATTCACGCGAGCGCCGATCTCGATCCACTGTCTCGCCAACATTCACGCATGATGCCCGTCCTTGGCACTCTCAAGGACGGGCGAGCAGAACTTCCGATCGCCATGGGCGACATCCGGGTGCGTAATCGCACCGATTTCCTGCGGCTGGGCGATCATGGTCCCGATCGCCCAGCCTTGCCATGGGGCGTCAAAGGCCGTTCATAGAAAAAGCGGGCCGCATCAACGTCGTCGAACATTCGGCCCTCGCATAGGCGAACCATTCCATAAGCATACGCCACGTAAAGAGCGCGATCGACGATGATCGATCGCGTTACGCGTGGGTGTTCGCATCGAGCCATGCAACAGCGTTGCAACACTGTTGCAACGTCGTGCAACATCTTCGCGTGCAACATTTGGCCGGGTTTCGGCTATCGTCTGTGCAAGCGTGAGGTCTTGCGCTTTGCACACGGCGCCACGGCGCTGAACCAGACCACGCTCTCCCTTCACTATTTCTGACACCAGTTTGCGCCGCCTCGACGCCCGACGTCCTCGCTTTCTATACGAAAGAGGTCGGACCAGCGGCGCGCCCCCATTCCATGACGCCGCGATGAAGCGTGTTCCCAAGTCGCGCGTCTGGAAGCCCCGATCCGGCGCCACGAAGGCTGTGCCGAAAGCATTGGCCACGCAACGCATCGAGGATGCGGCGGCTGCACTTGCGTGGGCACTCAGAGACGGCGAGTCGTCACTTGCAGCGCACGCTGCGCTCGCGATCCGCAACCGGCGTCTCGCCGGGTCGGCCAAAGTGAGAAGCACCTCCGCGACGAAGGGGCCCCTCGATCATCTGCCCGCCGAGGAACTGTAACGCATCGTTGACGCGCTCGACCGCATCGAGGTGCACGCTGTGGGCAGGGCGATATCTCGGCTTGAATAGGGTCAAACGACATACAGGAAACCGGCAATGCTGCTGAAATGGATGCTGGCACAACACGATCGTCCGAAACAGGTCGATCGTCCGCGCGGGCTGCTGGAGATGATGCTCGAAGAGCAACGGCCCACCGGCCTGCTCGGCTTCATGCATGATGATGAGCCGGAGCTGCCATCGGAACCTGCCACCGGCGGGCCTCCAACCGATGCGGGGTTCATTCCGAGCCACACTTCCATTGTGCCGATTCTCGACAACTCGGATGCTTCTCGCCCGATTGGCGGGCCCTTCACGATTCCGACGCCTTGGGACCTGCCGCCCCGACGTCCCTCAGGCAGCATCGGCACAACTGCTGCGACTGCTCTTCCGCAGGGACGTGTTGGACTTCTGCAGTTGATCGGCGCGGCTTCTCCGGGCGCAATTCCGGGCGCCGATCCGTTCGCGTCCCTAAGAGGGCTCGGATTTGCGCCGTATTTCGATCCCGACATTTCGTCCGGCGAGTCTGACTCCCGGCAGATCCGTCCGGTGCCATTGCCCGCATATGGAAGCTCCGTAGTGTCGCCCGTTCCTCTGCCCGGGCCGCTTCCATATGACACTGAGCCTTCTCTGCTATCACTTGCGCCTCTCTCTGCGATGCCCAGATCGGACGCACCGGCATATGTCGCGGATGCTGAGGAAGAAGCATACGGCCGAGCCCCACCAGCTGAAGCACCGAGCGCTTCATCGGAAGCCGAGAAATGGAAGCCGCTGGAAGATCTAGCCGACGATGTCGGCGTGGACGTCGGCCGCTTGGCTCGTCTCGACCCGGACGTAATAGGGCTCCTTGTCAATGCGGCAGGGTATCGTCATCTTGACCGAAAGGCGCAATATGACGTGCTCCGGCGTATCCAAGAAATCGAGAATACCGGCGAAGATCAGATATCCGTCAACGCCTTGCGCGGATACATCGCGTCGGACATCGCAAATCCACGCTGGCACCCGCGTTCCATGTCCGAAGCCGAGTTGGAGAACGCAATCAAGGAAAACGAGGGCTTCGTTGGCCGTCTGGAACAGCTTAAAGAGGCTTTCAGCGACGTTGCCGATGCCGCGCGGCCGAAATCGCCAAGAGGCAAGGCCGCGACGAGCATTGCAGTGGGTGTATCCGAAATCGGAGTCGCTGCAATGATGGCGTTGGTTTCACGCGAGACGCAACAGTTGCGCGATGAACTCACGCGCCGTCACGGAGTCTGGACGGACGGTGCGCAAAGATGATGAACTTGCATTCCGGTTGTATCGCGAGTCACCGCCGGTCTTTGGGCGGGAATCCAATGAGCTTTGATAATACGGCACCGAGTCCGAATGAAAGCGTGCCTACCTGGCCGTAAAGAACAAAGACCAGAGCTACGATTCCGGCTATCGCGACGAGGCGCCCAAATCGGTTCTGAGCGAGCCGCACGGGCCATGGCGTGGCGCGTGGCATTGGATCAGTCAGACCATCTTCATCGACCGTCGGAGACGCGTTTTCATGGTATCGATACGTTCGAAGATATTTGAGCAGCAACCATAAGAAGAAGCCTCCGATGAACGGCAGGGCGATATCATCGTAGATTTCATCAGAAGGGAGGGGGCTGTGAACGGATCTGAGCCCCCAACCGCCCGGAGCCATGACGGCCAAATAGGCCAAATCGGTCCGATGCTCGCGCCGATCTTCGCGCGATATTCCTCTATGCGTGGTGCCCATGCCAAGCCTCAGGCCGTACCCAAGGCCACTATAACATTCTACCTGAGCGGGCACAAAGCGACAGCGGGTTCGAGTGCTTGATGCTTGCTCGTACCAAGGCGGCCCTTATACGAGGGACGGTGAGCGTCCACGCCATCGAGAAACGTCCTGCAGGCTACGACGCTGCAACATTGTTGCAACGTCGTGCAACATCTTCGTGTGCAACATATGCCCGGGTTTCGGCTATCGTCTGTGCAAGCGTGAGGTCTTGCGCTTTGCGCACGACCTCGCGGTGCTGACCCAGACCACGCCATCCCTTCAGCATTCCTGATATCGGCTTGCGCCGGCGCAATGCGCCGGGACGGCGCTCGTCGCCCTCCGCTCAGAGCTTCGGGATGACATCACAGTGATGGAGCATGATGTGTTCTCGCCGGCCTCGACCGAAACGCGGCAGGTCTTACAGGAAGAGGCGCGGCGGGTTCTCGATTTCGACAAGCTTGCGGCCTATCGTCCCTACGCCAAACAACGGGAGTTTCATGCCGCCGGCGCGTTGCGTCGGGAGCGGCTGTTCCTGGCCGGCAATCAGCTCGGCAAGACTCTCGCCGGGTCGTTCGAGCTGGCGATGCATCTGACCGGCCGCTATCCGGATTGGTGGGACGGACGGCGCTGGGACCGACCGATCAATGCTTGGGCCGCGGGCGTGACAGGGGAAAGCACGCGCGACAATCCGCAGCGGCTTCTGATGGGGCGGCCGGGCGAATGGGGCGCGGGCGCGATTCCGCAGGATTGCCTACTCGACGTTTCGCGCGCCTCGGGCGTGACGGGGTTGGTCGACATCGTGCGCGTGCGTCATAGGACCGGCGGCACGTCGATGCTCGCCTTCAAATCCTACGTGAAAGGGCGGGAGCGCTGGCAGGGCGAGACGCTCGACCTCGTCTGGTTCGACGAGGAGCCGCCGCCCGACATCTATAGCGAGGGGCTGACGCGCACCAATGCGACGGGCGGGTGCGTGTATCTGACCTGCACGCCGCTTCTTGGCATGACCCAGGTGATCGGCCGCTTTCTGCAGGAGCCCACGCCCGACCGCCATGTCACCCAGATGACGATCGATGATGCCGCGCATTACACCGCAGCGGAGCGTGCGCGCATCATCGCGTCCTACGCGCCGCATGAGCGCGAGGCGCGGGCCAAGGGCGTGCCCGTTCTGGGCTCGGGCCGGATCTTCCCGGTTGCCGAGGAATGGATCGCCATCGACGCGATCCCGATCGCGCGACACTGGAAGCGGATCGGCGGGCTCGATTTCGGTTGGGACCATCCCTTTGCGGCGGTGGAGCTCGCCTGGGATGCCGAATCCGATATCGTGTATGTGACGAAAGCCTACAAGCAGCGCGAGGCGACGCCGCTGATGCATGCCGCGGCGCTGAGGCCCTGGGGCGAAAGGCTGCCCTGGGCCTGGCCGCATGACGGGCTGCAGCATTCCAAGGATTCGGGCAAGCCGCTGGCAGAGCAATATCGCCGGCAGGGCCTCAACCTGCTGCCGGAGCATGCGCGCTATCCGGACAACCCCGACGGCACGCCGGGCGGCGCCGGGGTGGAGGCGGGACTGATGGACATGCTCGACCGCATGCAGAGCGGCCGGTTCAAGGTCTTCCGCCATCTCGAAGAATGGTGGCACGAATTCCGCCTGTATCACCGCGAGAACGGCCAGGTGGTGAAGATCAATGACGATCTGATGAGCGCCACGCGCTATGCGCTCATGTGCTTGCGCTTTGCCAGCCGCGAGCCGAGCGGGCAGGGCTTCGGCCGCAAGATCGAGTATCCGAAATATGGAGTCGCGTAGGCCGCGTTGCTCAATTGGGGCGCGGCAACAAGATCAAGGGCGAGCGAGATACCGGTCCTGCGTAAGCAAGGTTTGCTCGCGCTCAAGTGGCACCCCAAAGTGTGCCAAACTATTCTTCATTCGGACCCACGCAGGCGCGGATGGTCCGACGGAGGCGGCATGCGAATCACCCGCGGTTTTGCGCTTTTCGCCCTGGCGTTGCTGCTTTCGGCTTGTCGCAGTTTCGACGATCTGGAGACAATCCATCTCGAATCCATGCCCGCTGCGAAAGAGGTCACCGCAGAATGGCGCAAGGCTATGGACCGGTATTATTGGCAGACATATTGGATCCGATATCGAGGTTATTACGGGCCCGAGCCGCCTCCGCCGACCGTGATAATACCAAGCGACGAGGAAGTAACAGATGCGGTCCAGCGGCAGATGGAAATGCGGCTAGCCGCAATCGTCAAAGATCGCGCCAGGGGCGGACGCTGACATCAGCGATCCGCACTGGTGGGTGCCGCCCAGCTGGTGGCCGGGCGTGAAGGTGCCTGACGAGCGCGCGCTGCCCTGACATAGGGCGACATCCCGCCGCCTGACTTTTCAACCGAACCGATGGTGTGTCGCATGAGCCTGCATGAGCACATGCGCGTGGTCGCGCGGTCGCGCGCGCATTCAAGAAAGGACGAGGCTGATGGCCCGCATGGACAAGGAAAAGCTCAAATCCATCCTCACGGCCGAGAAGGCGGCGGCGCTGGGTGGCGCGACATCGTCGGACCTGGCGCGCCAGCGAGCGCTGGCGATGGATTACTATCTCGGCGACATGGAGGCGGACCTGCCCGCGCCCGAAGGCCGCTCGCGCGCCGTTTCGACGGATGTCGCGGACACGGTCGACGGCATCATGCCGAGTTTGATGGAGATCTTCACCGCCTCGGACGAAGCCGTGCACTTCGACCCCGTCGGCCCAGAGGACGAGGCGGCCGCGCAGCAGGAGACGGATTACGTCAATCACGTCTTTTACAGCGAGAACCAGGGCTTCGTCGTCCTGCACAGCCTGATCAAGGATGCCCTGATCCAGAAGAACGGCATCGTCAAGTTCTGGTGGGAAGAGGGGAAGGATGGCGAGCGCGAGACCTATGCCGACCTGACCGATGACGCCTTTGCTCTGCTGGCCCTCGATGCGATGCGCGGTGCCGTCGAGATCATCGAGCACACAGAAAAGGAGGTTCCATCCGACTGGCCGCTCGGCGAGAAGCCGACGACGCGACTGCACGATGCAGTCGTGATCCGCGGCTCCCGGTTCGGGCGCGTGCGCGTCGTCGCCGTTCCGCCCGAGGAGTTTTTGATCGCGAAGGATGCGCGCTCCATCCGCGAGGCGCGCTATTGCGCCCATAAGGTGAAGCGCACCGTCTCGGACTTGATCGCATCCGGCTATCCGCGTGCCGTGATCGAAGGGCTGCCCAAGGGCTCATCCGCGCCCGACTTCGAGGCAGAATCGCGCGCCACCGTGGAGGATAACGACTGGACCGAGACGGCGGACGCCGACGAGGCAATGCGGATGATCGATGTCACGGAGCACTATATCCGTGTCGATTGGGATGGCGACGGGATCGCGGAATTGCGGAAGATCACGACCGCGGGCTCGGGCGAGGAGATCCTGGACAACGAGCCTTATGACCGGATGCCGTTCGCGGGAATCACGCCGATCCTGATGAGCCATCGCTTCTGGGGCCGGTCGGTCGCGGACCTCGTGATGGATATCCAGAAGATCAAGACGGCTCTCATTCGGGCGCTTCTGGACAATGCCTACTACGCCAATAATCAGCGCATGGAAGTGGCGGAGAGTCACACGACCGATCACACGCTCGATGATCTTCTTACCAATCGCCCCGGCGGGATCGTGCGGACGAAGATGCCGGGCGGGCTGATGCCGATCCCGACCAACCCGATCGGGCCGCATATCTTTCCCGTACTGGAATACATGGATGTGGCCCGCGAGATGCGCACCGGCGTGCAGCGCTTTGCAGCCGGGCCGGATGCCGACGCTCTGAATCCATTCACGCAGACCGCAACCGGCGTCACTGTTCTGGCCAACGCGGCGCAGCAGCGCATCCGCCTGATTGCGCGCACCTTTGCCGAGACGGGGATCAAGGATCTGTTCCTCGGCCTTCATGCCCTGATCCTGAAGCACGGGACGCGGGCGCGCATGGTCCGCTTGCGCAACAAATGGGTCACGGTCGACCCGCGCCAGTGGAAGACGCGGCAGGACATGACGGTGATGGTGGGGTTGGGCACCGGCACGCGCGACCAGGCGCAGAGCTTCCTGATGCAGATCCTGCAGCTTCAGATCCGCGCGCTGGAGATGCAGGGCGGGGCGGCGGGGCCGATCGTCACGCTGACCAATGTCTACAACACCCTCAAGAAGTTGGTGGAGAACGCGGGCTTCCGCTCCGCCGACGCGTTCTTCGCCGAGCCCGACATGACGGCGCTGGCGCAACCCCAAGAGCCGGAGCCGGACCCGCGCCTCGTCGAGGCCGAGCGGCGCATGCAGATCGAGGCGATGAAAGCGCAGTTGAAGGCGGAGGTCGACCGTTACAAGGCGGATCTTCAGGCCGAAATCGCGATGTACAGGGCGCGGCTCGAGGCGGCGGTGGCGCAGCGTGTCGCGGATCTGGAAGCCGAGATCGCGCGCATCAAGCCGGATACGCGCCCGGGCGGTGTCGTCGGCTAAGTCCGACCACTTCAATCTCGATCAACCGAGGACGATCATGCAGGACGAGGAAGCGAAACTGCGCGATGAACTCGCGCAGGCGCAGGATGCCGAGCGCGCGCTGGTGCTGGTGGGAAAGATATTCATAAAGATCGAGGCCGAGTACGTCGCAGCCTGGAAGGCGACGCCCGCGCGCGATGGCGAGGCACGCGAGCGGCTGTGGCAGGCGGTGCAGATCGCTGGCCGCGTGGAGGCGCATCTCAAGACTCTCGCATCGGGCCGCAAGCTGGCCGAACGCCAGCTTGCCGAGATCGCGCGGCTGGGCGAGCGCAAGCGCCTGTTCGGGGGATAAGGCATGTCGATGTTCTTTCAGCATTTCAATCCGATTCAGCGTTGGTGGCCCGCACCCGATACGGCAAGCGACGTACCGGAGGAAGAAAAACCCCAGGGCCTGATCGGCTGGATGCAGCGCTTCGACCGCCAGGATGAAGAGGCTGCGTCCCCGCAGGGCCTGACGGGGTGGATGCTGCGCTCCGAGGAAGAACATGATCTGGGGCGCGCTCTTGCGCCCCTCGCCCTGCCCGGCATGTACATGGCCAAGAATCTCTATGACGCAGCGCAGAGTCCGCTCGGGCGCTTCGTCGGCGGCGTGCTCGCGAATCCAAGCGGAGTCGCGCCGCCCACAATCGATCCTGTGACCGGCGAACTGAACTTACGGCGATATGCCGAGGATACGGGGCGCTATCTGTCGGGCAACATGCCGCTGCCGAGCGGCATGGGGCTTGGACTGCCCCCGACCGCCAGCGCCCCGGTTACGGCGATGCGGCTGCCGCTGCCCGCTCCGTTTCCGGGCACGAAGCCATTCGAGACCGAAGGTAACGCCTATGCGGTGCGGCACACCGGTGACGAGGAATTCGGGCCGGTGTGGGAAGCTGATACATGGGAAGAAGCGGTGGAGTTGCTCAAACGAGAACAGCGCGGCGAGGTAAAAGGCCAAGTGCGACACGACGATATCGGCGGCATCGCTGTGCCATGGGGTGAACCGGGAATTGGGCCTGGCACTGGCATGGGGCTTGCCAAGCTTCTGTCTCGACATCCGGAAGTCGTCAAAGAGCTTCCGACGATCATCTCCAACATGCGCGTGGTTTCATCGTCTCCAAACCGATTCAGGCTGGAGAACGACACGCACTTTGCGGCGGTCCGACGCGACTATGATGGGCGTCCAAGGACGCCTTGGGTACTGACGGCCTTCGAGCCGAAATGAGATGACCTGCGTCGCGTGGCCCAGAGGACGGACAGGGACCACGGTCACCGGACGAGCTGACATACTCTCTCGTCCCGACGCAGGCGGGAAAGACTATAGGAACGCACCGTCCCTTTCGCAACGCGCGACGTATCGAAAGGCTGGCCGCCTTTGAAGAAGGTTAAAGCCAACCGCGCTCGTCGAAGTACACTCGGGATGAGCGTTTACCGGTGGACCGGAATTTTCTTACCGCGGTTAGGCAAACACCAGTTTCGTATTAGTCTCTCAGCCGTCAAGAGACGAGGCTACTTCCTCTGGCTCTGCACAAAGAGAAATCTTGCGTATCTACTCACGCTGCAAGCCCTATCAGCCCTGCTGATTAGGTTTTCCCCTCTGCTTCAGTTTTCGTGACTGCCAAAAAGGCAAGTGAGGCTGCACTGGCGAATACAGCGGCGCCGAAGAGAAAAACTACGATTCGGAGGGCGTGGAGGCCAAACATGAGAGGGGCCAAGTTCGGTTGAGCGGCGGCGGCATCCATGACGTAGCCGAGCCCTTTGCTGAAGATCATGAGTGGTACGATGCTGAGGGCATACAAAGTAAGAAGAAACAGCGTGCGCCCGCGAGAAAGGCGCCACGCGTCGATCAAGAGGGAGCCGACGTGATCGATCGCAGACAGCGGGAAGGCAAGGCTGATACGCGCGGTTGCGGTATACATCAGAAGTAGCGTGAACACCGGGAAATACGCCGACGCGGTTTCAGCTCCGGGCCAGTGGCTCTTTATCGAGTAGATAACTACCGGAAACCAGATCGCGACAAAAATGACACAGATAAACAAGATGATGGCGATGACGCCCAGGAAGCGCAGCTCGCGGCGGCCAAATCGGAGCGCCGCGCCGCCAGTGATGTTCTCTTGCAGCAGGACCCGTCGGTGCCACGCAACCGCCACAGATGCGGACGCTAGGGCCGCTATGGCCTTGGACATGATGATTGCAATTAACTCACCTAGTCCGACGATATAGATAGCTACGTGGACGGCGTAGATGATGCAGCCCCAAGGCCACACGGTCGCTGCAAAGGCAGCGATGTTGTGAAAGGTGAACTCGTAGGCGGATCGGGCGGTATCAAAGGCAGAGTTGCGCGCCATCGCTATGCTGAGTCCTATGGGATTGTCACCGGCCGATGAGCAAGAGCGCGGCGGGTAAGACCGCCGGCTGCCTGCCGAATCGCTGTCTACCATAAGTAGAGCATTGGGCTTTGCTTCCACAAAGCAGAATCGGATCGCGGTGATGCCGTGGTGTCATCGACCAATTTCTCAGTGCGATCCGGCAGATCCGGCCGAGTCTTCCCGGCTGCCTTGACGCCCAGCGAAGTTGGCATGGCGCGGGCAGGTGATCATCAGCGCTGAGGTCGCCAGGGTAGTAGACGACACCCAGCGCGCCCGGTCTTTCACAGATCACAACGTCACAACCTGAGGACAATATGGACGCACAGAATCAGAACCCGCTTCAAGCGGGAGAGAGTCCGCTTACCCTCGACGCGGCCGTAGGCCTGCTGAGCGGGAGGGAGGAAGAGCAGAATTCACCGCACGCGCCGGGCCGCGAGCCTGGGCGCAGTGCGGCCGATCAGGATCGGCGCGCCTTCGACAAAGGCGACGCCGAGGCCGCATCCTCGGGCGAGGACCCGCGGTTCAGCGGTGACAGTGATGATGCCGATAGAGCCGAACCGCCCCCTAGGCCTGAGCCCGAGGGTGCGGCCATCGAGCCTCCGGCGTCGTGGAAAGCGGCGGACAAGGCGCTGTTCCGCACGCTTCCCCGCGAGGTCCAGCAGGTCATCGCGGATCGGGAGCGCATGCGCGAACAGACGACCAACCGCGCGCTGCAAGAGACGGCGGCGTGGCGCAAGGCTGTAGAGGCCGAGCGAAAAGCCGTCGAAGCGGAGCGGCAGCATTACGCCCAACAGCTCGCCGCCATGCTCCCGGCCTTGCATCAGCAGGCCGCGGGCGAGTTCGTCGACATCCGCACCCACGCCGACGCGATCGCGCTGGCGCAGAGCGACCCGGCGCGCTATGCGCGCTGGAAGGCATCCCAGGATGCCCTCCAATCCGCGGTCGTCGAAGCCCAACGCGTCGCGACCCAGCAGCGAGAGCAGCGCGCAGCCCAGCTCCGCGGCATGGTTGCCCGCGAACGCGAAGCGCTTGTCGGCAAACGCCCCGATCTGCAGGACAAGGCGGCCCTCGCCCGGTTCCACAGTGAGCTCCGCGATTATGCGATCTCGGTCGGCTTCGCGCCCGAGCAGTACGACAGCAACCTCTCGCATCTGAACCTTTTGGTTCTCGAGAAGGCCATGATGTACGACCGCGCGCAACGGGCACGCAGCGAGGCGATCGCGCGGCCGGTGCCCAAAGTGCAATGGCCCGGCACGGCGCAGAGCAGGGCGGACCGGGTGGTCGAGGATCGCACCGCCCGGCTGAAACGCTTGGAGAAGACCGGACGCGTCGAGGATGCGGTCGGCCTCCTCCGCCTTTAACCCATCGATCAACTCAGGAGAATCGACCCATGGCAGTGCCCGCCAATACGGTGGACAGCTACAGCGCACGAGGCCTTCGCGAAGACCTCGTCGACATCGTCTATCGCATCGATCCGACCGAGGTGCCTTTCACCTCGAATATCGGCCGCGCCAAGGCCACCAGCACAAAGCACGAATGGCAGGTGCAGAACCTCGCCACATTCACGGACTCGAACGAAGTCGCCGAGGGTGAGGACGCAACGGCCGATGCAGCGACGCCGCCCGTACGTGTCGCCAACTTCACCCAGATCTCGGACAAGGTCGCCTCTGTCACCGGCACCATGGAGGCCGTCGACAAGGCGGGCCGCGAGAGCGAGATGGAGTATCAGGTCCTTCTCAAGGGCCTGGAACTGCGCCGTGACGTCGAGGCGCAGCTTCTCTCGAACAAGGGGTCGGCTGCGGGCGGCGCCGGCGCGGCGCGGCGCTCGGCCGGCATCGAGGCCTGGCTGACCTCCAATGTCAGCCGTGGCACGGGCGGCGCGAATGGCGGTTATGAGCCCGGCACCGGGCTTGTATCGGCGGCGACGGACGGCACGACCCGGCCCTTCAGCGAGGAACTGCTCAAGACCGTGCTCGCCTCGGTCTTCACGAAGGGCGGGCGGCCGAAGATGCTGATGCTTGGGCCAGCGCAGAAGCAGACGTTCTCGACGTTCTCGGGCATCGCCCAGATCCGCAAGGATGTGGCCGGGCACGAGATGGCCGTGATCGTCGGGGCGGCTGATGCCTATGTGTCCGATTTCGGGACGCTCAACGTCATTCCCAACATCTTCCAGCGCAATCGCTCGGCGCTGGTCATCGATCCGCGCATGGCCAAGATGGCCACGCTGCGGCCGATGAAGAACGCGCCGCTCGCCAAGACCGGCGATACCGAGAAGAGGTAGATCCTGATCGAGTATTGCCTCGAGATGGGGAACGAGGCAGCGCACGGCATCGTCGCCGACCTCGACTAGTCGGCGCGCGTCGAGCGGGGGCGGCTCCCAGGGGGAGCCGCCCCCTTTCTTTTC